TTTTTGCTTAAAAAACCTACTATACAGTTATTACGTGTTAGTAGCGGACCACTCAAGGTCTCGTGTGATTCACACAATCACAGTCCAATTCGTTGTAACATTTTTATTTTCTTTTAATATTTACTAACTTTGATTTGCCTCTGGAAAAATCCTAAACCCTAGGTATAAGATGAAAACGTGGGCGGACAGCCTACAAAATAATGTAGCTGGAAATCATCAGGAAAAGATCTATATAAACCATAAAACTGCAGAGCGCCAGGACCATTGAAATGCAAACCTCCCATAGGTTGCGAACGCTCAATTGGAACCCTGTCTTGCGTAGTCTGTCTCAAATTAAGACTACACTTTGTTCTACAATAATAAGGCAACATAGCGGATAAAGTGCCTATACTCCCTTGGTTAAGCACAAATCCCTGAAGCCCAGTTGAACTAGTTGAACTAGTCCAATCTATTCCGGTTATTCCACCAACTACGGCACTGCCAGCAGCAATTATTGGATACGTAACAGGACCACCCGCCTGATCTAAAGGATCAAGAGGGATGTTCGTAATAGACATAACCCCAAAATTGCCAAGACCTGTGGAGTCTTGCGCTGCATGTTGTATCATAGTTCTGGACCCGCCACGATAAAAGGCATAAAGACTAGCAAATATATTATAAACATCACCACCAACGGTGGCCCCCGAAAGAACCCCAGTTGATGAATTCATATAGAGAACAGATTGGCTCCAAGGCCAATAAATCATAGCTCCGTTACCTAACATAGGTTCATTTTTGAGCTGTAGTCTTGAGTAACGATTCAAGAACTGTTTAATAGATGTAACTGTTTCTCCAATGTGATGTTCAGTATATTGCGTGGTCAATCCTTTTAATGGCTCAGATCCAACGCCTTCTGCGACTAATTCCTCTTCTCCCAACACCTGCGGTGAAAACGGCAGGCTAAGCCTAGAATCAGCTGTAAAATTCCATCCCGGAACAGCAAATTCAAAGTCATCGCCACCTGCGAAGTAGAGCAATAGTTGAATTGATGAGCTCACCGACTCTGGGCCCCTCAACTCGTTTAACACAATAATATCCAAATTACCGGAATAAGATTGCGTTGAAAGGAAACCTGTCTCTATCATATATGGTAAATTGAATCGAAACTCATTTCCTTCTCGAATATCTATAATCTCTCTCAAAGCAATGTCACCAGAGCCAAGAGTCGGAGCCGTAGTGAAGTTCGCTGTTGGTGTCCAAGTCAATTGCAAACGACCAGAATGAAATTCTGTCTTTGCTATCTTGACTACCAACTCTATTGAACCTCTCCACAGAGCAAACATCGACGATAGATATCGAATTGGTGGGCCAGTAAGATAGTGTGTACTATGTGTACTGATTGTCTTTATACCGCCATTGGCGACTGTCGCTGGACCTATAGCTTTAGAAACTTTAGGTGTACCTGCTACATCAGACGTTGACCAATCATGGGTCTCAGTTACTGTACTAACTTTCTTCAGGAAGGAAAAACTCATCTCATCCTCATTGTAGATAGACATTTGGTCACTAACTCTCACTCTATTGTCACTACGGAGTGATAACGGATAAGAAGAGTCAGGACCATCAGCTGTCGCCGAATATCTATTCCACTGTTGAGCAACATTGGTTGTACTAATGTTGTTTAACGGTTTACTCCAGCCAAATATACTGGCTATAGATGATGCTACGTCAGCTGCCCAAGCCACAGGTTGAGCCACAGGGGCCAACAGTGGTATAGACGAAAGAGAATTGGCAGCACTACCTACCTGCCTCAAAGCACTTGAGATAGGTTTAGCTCCCATTCCTTCTAACTCGCCACTAGCTACATCTTTCTTACTTACTGTTCGCGCCGCATATTTTCTTTTTGGAGCCTTAAATGTCTGAGGCACCATAGGTGCTGACAATTCAAAGTCCTCAAAGTAAACATAAACGCTAACATCAACGGTAGTCTCGCCTGCTGCTCCTGTCTCCAAAGGGGATAACACAGATATATAAAATGTTCCCCAATCATAAGAGTCAGCTTTAACGTTATACCAATTGCTAGGTGTAATATATGGAATATGCATAACACCAACTGCATCACGACAATCTATTTCTAGATTGGGTTGTTGCTTCTTAGTTGCTATATCAATGTTATGCATGGCCACATAAGAGGGATCAATTGCAGTAATCTGTTTTTCACACGGCAAGAAATGACATAACAACTTTCCTTGCTGAAACGGATTTGCATTAATTTGAACCCTGACACATGCTGTTCCTCTCACTAGGTTAAATCCTTGGATTTTATTTGCCCAGTGAGTGTTTGTGCTAAGGAGACTAGAGATTGAAAAACTAGCTCCCGTTAGTAAAGTCCCCTGAACTTCAGTTGTATCCCACACATATGATCCAACATAATATGGTTTAGCCATAAAGTCCACTATAGACTGACCTCGCACAGATAGGTCATCCATAATTGGGGTCGCTCCCAATGATTTTTCCACTATTGCGGCATCATCGGTGAACGTTGTAGTGACCTTTGTCGTTGACACGGCGCCACTAGAACCGCTTGCTTCACTTAATTGTTCTGCGAATGTAATTTCCGTGGTCCCAAAGAGCACACTCAAACTCTTGGGCGGGGCATGGTGACGTACATGCCTCGGCTGTTCTTGCCACGGGTGTGTTTTTGCGGGGTCGCCGCGGAGGAGACACATCCTAACTTTCGTCCACCTCCTTATCTTCGCAAGATCAACGCAATGTGCAATACGAAGACGACATGAGTATGTTATCGCCGCAATGGAGATTAACAAGTCCCACTAACAAATTTCGAGCCGAAGCTCAGGCCAAAGCCCTCAATAATACCAGGTATTTGCTATCCTAGCTTACTGAACCATTTTACAAACCGAAATGGTACGGCTGCAGCAAAGCTGCCAAAATCGCTGGTTTTAACTTCCAGCAAAGTTCAAAATCGACCTCTTATTTATACTCCTGGTCTAACGGAGTGGTGTGTCCGGGCGTGAGGGACTTACAACCCGTATTCGAGTTGCATTCCTAGCCAAGACCTAACAGCGACCTTCCAAGCGCGTCTGACCTCACCAATCTCATCATTGATCGGCGCAAACTCACTCACATGGCCCAACTTTTGTCTGATCTGAAACGTCATCTTCCACGCCCATTCCAGGTAACGCTCAAAGCCACCAGCTGCTAATTCTCTAATAGCAATATCAAAAGTATCTTCGACTACTCCGGGAGGGGCACCAGCTTCATACCATTGCGGCATTTCAAGAATCGTCTCCAACTCAAGAGCAGCAAAGACATGTCCTGGAAACTCAGGTATAGTCACATGCTTACGTTTCAAGAATACTACGGTCTTGTGGTTATTGAACCCTTCCTTCAAAATACCAGTCTTGTTGGCATCAGTATACTTGCCGCCTGCTCGAACAACTGCATCACCAAACGTCTTTTGGTTGATAACAGCAGCATGTTCATCACAGATGGCCATAAGGTGATCATCACCCATTTGTATACATCTATCCTTGTCCAACTCAGCAAGGTCAAAATCAGTGTCCTCATCATAATCATCCGCCCCCCCTTCTAAACCGTTTGCAATAAGCAAACAGTCAGCTCTACAATAAGTCTGCAAGATCTGTCCATTGGAAGAGTCAATGTGCGCAGTATTACCATCACCAGAAGGCATGGCATTGTGCACCTGAACAATCCAACTAGTGTTCTCAGTAGTGCAGATGGAACGAGGATTCATCATATCCTTTATATAGGTCTCTCTTGCTAAGCGTTCACCCGACGTAGAATTATAATAATAATGCTCAATCGCCCTATTAGAAGCTAAGGATAACTGCTCTGTCTGAAACCCATCATAGTTCTTATAGTCACCATCGATCAAGTTATCGGATACTGCAAGCAACCAATCAAACATAATCTTCCATTCTACACTCATAGGGTTCATACCAATGGCAAAACCATTATGGATTCTGTTGTCAATCATAAACCTTTGCCAATCTTTAAAGAGTTGAGCACACACAATACTCCTAGAAACCGGAGAACCCCACACTAAACGGGTAAGTCCTTTCTCGACCTTTTCCATTTTCCTAAGCTCATCTTTAAGAAAGCAAAGATATATCCACTCTGGACACTCCCCTTTCTTGAGCTTCATCATGTCTTCATCAGTTGCAGCATCCAGGAGATTCCACGCTTCAGATGTAAACTCATAATCTTCACCTCTTCCAAAGAATTCAAACTTTTTCTTAGACATAGTATTCCAAGGGTAACCGGCAGAAGTGTTCCGTGGTAGACCGCGCATTATGCCTGGTATCCCTGTACAAACCTCATACTTAGTAAGTATTCTAGGTTCCCAGGGGTCTCCGGGCTTAGGGTGCAGCAGCCAAGATCTAGCCACTCTATCAGCAATCCTATCTAACAGCAATTGGTTTAATTTCCTCCTGTTAACACCATAAGGAACCCTGGCATTATACCAGGTAGGTATTCTAACAGTCTTAGTAAACTCAATGCCATCAATGATCGCTTCTATCTCTTCATAAGTCTTATTATGTAATAATGCAGGTCTCTTCTGACTAGGAGCGTAAGTATTGTGCAGAGCTGACTTCCTCAACTTGCTCTTACTATTAAGCCGTTGATATTGCACCTGCCCTATCACTTCCCAATCAGGAGGCAGATCCATTTCCAGAGTCTGGTCCGACATTCTGGGCATATACTCCGCCTCGAAGTTCTGTAAAGCACCTTCAATAGAATTTCTAGACACAGCAATACCTCCACCCAGTCCAACACCATCCCCACAAACGTGGATACCATAGATGAAAGGTCTGGTTGATCTCTCATCACACACAATAATTGGCAGTCCGCAATCACCGGGCTGAGTACCAACCTTATAAGAACAACCTTGACCAACCTTCCATGGACCTGAACCATATTTACCAACATAAGGTGTTGCATACAATGGGATATATCTGGTATCATCGAACACATATCTATTCTCACCACAATCAAGTTTAATCTTCTTCAAAGTAGGTGAAAGTAGCACGGCATGGAGGGCCTGATGTACTATCTTCCACTCATTAGAATCTTCCCATGCAAAATGGTGTCTAATGTCCTTAAAGTCTCTATTGAGCGTCGGGAAATAATAATACCCGTCATCCTCATTTAAACTCTCAGTGATATGGACTCTATCAATCATGTCAGTTCTGACCTTCTGACACCATGACCCATCATAATTGAACAACCAAATTGTCTCAACTGCATTATAAATCATAGAATCCTTAGCATGACTGACTGACAGAGCCATCTTCCCTTTAACCATTACGAAGAACCCTCTACGGACTCCTTCCTTAGTCAAAGACCAGAACACCAAATTACGCTTAATTGGATTACCCATATTAAGGACACCCTCGCTAACATCGAAGCTCTGGTCATCCATTGTCGTGGGTGTTTCCACTTTCTTGACAGTTTTAACGCCAGTGCTTTTCTTAGACTGAACATTCTTTCTCAAAACGCGAGACCCAGAAGATTGCTCCACCTCTGCCCCATCAGCATTCCTTTTAAGATAAGCCCAGGCCGTGACGGCGACCGTAATGAGAGCCCCTGCTGCAAGCAAGAATTTCTTATTAGTCAACACACTAGTGACAAAATCTATGGTCTTAGCACAAAGGTTCTCAACCCTACCACAGAAAGCTTGAAATTTCTGGGCAGTCCAGTCTCTATAAGATTGGACCATATCATGCATCAATGTATTCTCACCATGAACATGAGTAAAGAAAAATGCCTGAACTTCAACTTCAGTAGCACCAACTCTCTGGGCAAACATTTTAATAAAGGCTGGACTAGGCTGCGTATTGGTATAATAAGCTGGAGGCTCATTAGTCCTAAACCAATCCAAATAGCCAGACCAATACTTAATCTTATCCTCAGGCTCAATAGGCGTTTTCATTGACTCAGTCATCAAGGCAGCTATCTCATAGGCCTTCATCCATTGGTAATCTTTGGACCAGCCCTTATTAGGAGCTTCACGTAAGTAAACACACTCTGCTCTTCTAGCCGGATCACTAAGACACTCATAGGCCCACGTTAACTCAGCCATCTTCTCCGGCGTTCCATTAGGTCTATCAGGATGGTGCCTTAGGGCCTTAGCACGATAAGCCTTAACTACAGCATCATAAGATGTTTCAGGAGTAACACCAAGTACGTCAAAAGCGTCTAAATCCTCGAACACTTGTTCCTGCATAGGTACGCCTTCGGCTTCACGTCTATCAAGTTCTTCTCTTCTCTCACGGATCTTCTCATCAGCACCTTCATTGTAGGCATTCAACAGAGCTTTACCGATCTTATGTTTCAGATTGTAAGTCCGTATATACAACTCTTGCATAGCCTCGAAATCCATAACACCAAGACCAAGACTATTTCCTGTAGCCCAATTCCACTGTTCATACTCCCATACCGTTTTGGCACGAGGCCTATTGAGAAAGAATGTATCCCCAATTGGTATAAAACATTCATCAATAAACTTCGTCCAGTTCAATCTTCTTTCATATCTAGGTTTATCCTTCGTTTCATCTGTAGAAAATTCAACAGTAGGAAATTGACCAAACACTAGATCCCATCTGTTAGTAAAGGCCTCAGGTGTGTTAATTGATTTCAACACGTTATGACAGACTTTCATGTTATTATCTGTAGCAACTATCATGCCGGAAGTAAAAGACTGTCTGCCTTTATTAGCTAAATCAGCCATATTCAAGAACAAGCTGTTACTGTTCGCAGCATTAATGGTCGTATAAACCACAGGGTTCGGATTGGTAGATGAGTCCTTTAACTGTAATATATCATCAATCTTACAGGCAAACTGTCCACTATAGCCATCCCAGAAGTCACCCTGATCAGCATGATAATTAAAAATTTCATTATCACGGTTAAGCTCATAAAGTTTCAATCTTTCCCTATCGAGAAAAGTAGGTATAGTCTCATACAGAAACAAATCAGCGCCTATACTTTTGCCCGTCCTTGATTGTCCTATGAACACAACGCAGGTTGGTTCGATACGAGGACCTCCACCCAAGACTCCAGCTTTACCACTTAACTCAGCTATTTTCCTAACCTCGTCTAAAAGAACTTGAGCTTCACGACGATACAATTCATTATGTCGACTGCCACTAATAGAGACAATAATTTTCCTCAATCTACTCTCCATAGACTTAATTTTCTCATTAGTATGCCAATCATACTTAACAGTACCAGTCCTAATACCTTCCATCAAGATTCTGAGTTCATCGGATACATCCACTATGTCCGGAAATCGAACTCCTACTTTCTTCAGATAGTCACTATCCACAGTCTCACCAACAAATCTAATAAAAGATGTTAGCAGATCTAAAAGGAAATCAAAAGTGACTTCAGTACCATCTTTAACTCTTTTAAACTGAGATGAAGTACACATGAAAGTTTCAAGTATGCTCTCATCTTGTTTCTTACCCCAGGCTAGATTTGTACCGAATATAACACCCAGGACCATAGATAGAATAAGTTTCAAGGCAGATCCTCTAGCTGTTTCAAACTCTAAAGTCTGTTCACCCATCTTAGCCTCCTCAAAACCTCCAAAAGCCCCTTCAACAACTTCAGCTACATCATCACGATAGCCACACAAAGTGTCATAAGCTTTTATAATTTCATTCCAGGTCCACTTACACGCCCTACCAAATGTTTCAGCCGGTTTGGGAAAACTAGCACACATTATAATATTAATGGCAAATATACATATACCATTCAGGTTTGTGTACTTCCTCAAGATACTATTCATCCCGAAACACATCAACACGTGCAACAGAAAAGTACCTGAAGGTGTCTTCAACCAATCACCTATGGAGCCAAGAGCTTCTTTAATTTTCCCAGAGAAAGTGCTAAAAGCATCAGTTATAAAGGAGAAATCAAATCCAACTTTAATATTACTGACCTTATCTGCGGAATCTGCGATCCCATCCTTAACACTCTCAAACATGTCTGACATCTTATCCATAAGGCCATCCAAATAACCCTTGGTGTCATCTGGAACATTAACGTCAACAGGAACACCACCAAGACCAAAGACTTGTTCTTTCATCTTACCACAACATTCCATATACTTAACCAAATCTCTCACCTCCCTAACACTAACACTAGTATCAGGGTCAACATTCATAGCAACCATTTGATCAAACATAACGTAAACTAAATCAAGAACAGACTCCGTCCCGCCACTTACAAAAGGCTGCGTGGCAAGCTTCACTACTGTATCCTGTAACTCTTTAAATTTACTATTATATGGAATGTCCCTAGCTTCCTTAGTCCTCACCAAATCGGGGACAGGAAAAGCTAGACTTTCTCTCTCTTTTCTACGTTCCAATAACTTGTCAAGTCTTTTCTGGCAAACCAGAGCATCAGACTCATCAACTGCCTTCCGCAGTCTTGACCGTGCTTTAGTAATAGCACATCTCAACGTTGCATTGGAACCATGGCCAGGTAAAGAGACTTTTATTGTACCGTCTCTACCATGCTTGAGAACAACATGTTCATCGTCCTTCTCAATTAACCTTAATTTCGAATCGGTGTCACCTACACCACTACCGTGTTCCACACGAATTATCGACTTGTCCCCAGAAGAAACGAAAGTTGCTTCGCGGCCATTTCTGCCGGATTCAGGTATCGTTTCTTTATCTAGGGCCGACATTGTCATATAGCTATTTACTCCACCCCGTCCAAAGGGTGGACGGGCCCCCCCTTCCTCCTTCCTCATTCGGCCAAGGCAAGCCTAGTATATCCTCCGAAATCCATAGGGATAACTTGAATAAGACACTCAACAATTGGTATAGCCCTCTTTCCCCGCTAGGGTACTTGGTGAGGCCGTATCTACTTTATGTGTAGGAATGTGTTGTAAACCACAATACCTCATAGAGCATTCGCATGGTAACTCTGAAGCTTTTACAAGCCAGAATTGGTTACCACCAGTCAGGTGCTCTATTAGTTAACAGCTATAAGTAGCATACACGGAACTCTTCCGTATTTAGTGGTGCAAGGGACCTAATCCAGTCACCACCAACAATTGAGGAACATCAAGTAAGCCCAAGGCGGACTTGACATACAAAGGGGAACGAGACTACATACTTCTCATTCTAAAACGGTTGCTTTACTCGCTAAGGTAAACCCGCATGCAACTGAAAAATCGCCCAAATTTTATATTTTGTGATACCTTTTATTTTATTTTGGAATTTCATTTTATCTATATACAAATATATACAATGATGGAACTCAAGGGGGGGCGGGCACGCGCAACTGCATGCCCAAAAGCCCGCGCCGGTCAGGGTAAATACACTAAACCGGTCACTTATGGATTACGAGCAATAATCCTGCATTACTATCTTTAGGCTCTAGTAACGAAAAAGAGCGCTGACAAACAGCTTAAAGAATGCAAATAATTTTCAATTTCATGTTCTAACCAATTACAACTCGCCACTATAGATTTTCAAATCACCGGAATCAACCAGCAATTCTACATTCATATATGGTGAAGGAGTAAAAGTAACACTCCTTCCATT